GTAGATATGATTTACTGTTGCACCAAGTCCGCATGTAAACGCCAAACCAGTTAATATTACATCACTACTTTTACCAGTTGTAGATAATCCATGAGCAGCAAGTGTGGTAACTGTCATGATACCAGTTGTATTATCATAGTTTGCACTTTGAACTCCGACAGCTGGGGCGTAATCACAAGTAAATGCAATACCGGATACCACCACTTCATTACCAACAGATAAATTATGTGCAAATGCAGTGGTTATAGTTGTTATACCAGTGATTGAAGAGTAACCAACGTTGTAAATGTCTCTTGGTTTGTAGAAAAATTGTGGATTAGTAATATCAACGCTAGTTACATGACCGCCACTAACATTTGCAAGACCAATAGTTGTGATACCAGATTGATCAAATCCCTCAGTTTGTAAACCTACAGATACGGTTTGTATACCTGATCTATAACCAGAACCGGTATTACCTATACTTACACTATTAATTGTTCCAGCTAGTGATACCACAGCAGTTCCACCAGCTGAGACTAATGGTTGATATCCAAATCCACTTGTTGATGCAACAGATATAATTACTCCACCTACAGGTATAGATGCGGTATTAACATCTCTTGCTACTGAACTCGCAGCACCAGTAAATGTTATTGTTGTTCCTGATCCAACAGTTGATAATTCAAAATCACCATTTGATCCCGGTGCTTGCAATATACCATTAATCAGAATCAAAGCATTGTTTGTCGCAATTCCTGTCTTCTGTGCTTTGTCTACAGTCAGTGCATATTGTCTATTCTTACCATTGAAATCTGATGTTAAGTCATCATAAAGATGATTAGTTGAGTATGTTTCTGTTGTGCCGTTTACGATACCAGATCGAGTGAATACTCTTCCTTGGAAACTTGATGATGTGGTAATACCAGCAAAATCTCTTTCATCAGGAGGGTTTGTTGTTGATCCTATTGGGTTCTTTCCGGGAGGTGCCTCTGCAAATGTTATCTCATTCTCAACAATATTATAATTACCTCTTATCTTTTCAACCAATGAACCTGTTGGAAATCCAGCTATTGATGTTCCCAATCTTTGTCTTCTTACTTTTATACCATTTGTTGTTCCAATTCCAACAGATAATATTTTCATTACCTCACTGGTATTACCACTGCTGACACGTATATTATCTGCTCCAAAGAATGATGTAATACCAGTAAAGAATATGACATCTTGAGATTTATCAATACGTCTGTCAAGAGTAGTTGTCACTGCACTACCAGCGATTGGTGATTGTAGATAGTTATCGATTGCAACTAACACTCTTGTGTTTGCATTTTTAGAAGTAAATGTATGAGATGTACCTATTCCCACATGAGTTAAATCCAAAGGAACAGCTACCTCTTTCAAAGCATCTTGAGCACTCCTTGCTAACTGAACTTTGTTCTCACCTTTTTTGATAATAAAGAGAGACGATGGTAATAATGTTGTTGTGATACCAAGAGCAGGGAATTCTGTTGATGCTATTCCTATAGCAGATGATATACCAGTTCTTCTATCTGTATGTGCATACGATACTTCCTCGCCTGTCACAAAGAAATGATTTGGTAATGTTATAGTATTCGCACTTACATTTACAACTTCTGATGTTGAACCATCGTAAGGTTTTTTAAATATAGGATCTCCATTATGTTCTAAAGCAAATTTTGTTTTGATTGCAGATTCAGTACCTTCATAATTTGCAAAATTACTTTCTAATGATGCGTTATTTAAATCTTTTAATGCCTCTCCACCGACTTCCCTTGTGGCTCCTGCTGGTAATAATTCTGAATCCTCTTCAACTCTTAATGAATTTAAGAATGTTGTGATCGAAACACCAATACCAGCGTTTGGTACAAATGTTAATTCAGTAATATTACCTGTTCTTCTACCACTAATTGTACCGAGACCAGCAAAAGCAGTTCCAACTTTTACGTTACCAAATTCTGTCAGGTATACATTATCATCATCGGAGTAATCATCAATTATTATAACTTCAGCTAATTCATAACTTCCGTTTAATTTATCAGCTATCTGTACAATACAATATGCAGCATCATAATTATCTCCGTAACTTGCGATGCCGACTTCGACCGGAGTTGCAGATGATGAGATACCTGTGCTTTGTGCAGACATCTCTGCGTATGCCATGTCATATGAACCAATACCAATATATCCCTCAGTTGCAATACCAATCGCAGTCGCGTTGATAAAGGCAGTTGTTAAACCAGCATCAGGTGTATATCTTACAACAAGATCATTTCCAACCATCAATGGGAAGAATGTACCGATGTTACCCGTTGATGAATATGCATCATTCGAGTGAATTGTTAATTGTCCATACTCTTGGAATCCAACATTTGTTCCGTCATGTATAACACTTACTTGATCATACTCAACACTACCATCACTACCCTCTACACTTACAAATAGTTTTGCTGATCTATGTCCGGATACTGTGGTTCCTATACCAGCTAATGTAAACACTGTGCCAGCAGCACCACCAGCGACTGAAACACAAGTGGATTGAATACTAACAAGTGATCCATTTAATCCCTCAGATGTGGATGGATCAAATGGTTCTGCAGGTATGGACGTTGTTGCAGTTGCAACATTAGTAGTAGATACACCTAATTGATTAGTATCTATTTGATATGACCACAATACAACGTTGTAATCATTAAGTCTAAATTTATGTGGGAAGAATCTTAAAACAGATTCGACACCATCAATAACAAAATCAAATGATCCCAAATCTAAAGTGGTTTCAACTGAACCATACTGATTCATCATTGTTAATCCACGACCCGTATCATGCAAAGTATTGATTATCATTATCTGTCTTTCGCCAGTAAACAATCTATCTTGAATGTACGCTACAAAGAATTGTGTTCTACCATCAGATAACCTATTCCTATAAACATCAGCAAAAGGAGTAGATCTTGCATTGTTATTGAACAAGTTACTAAAGTCATCGATTGTGACAACTCTATTTGATACTGACTCAGAAAAATCAGTTAATATTCTTGACTTGAAATTTAATTCATCAGAAAACGGTCTTACAAATCCTTCAACATAATTCTCCGCAACTAAATCAAAATCATGGAATGATTGTAAATTTTCTACACTTATTAAATCTACTAATTTAGTGACAACACTATCAGGTCTAACGACTAAATCATCAAACCTCTCAACTGGTAGTTGAGATTCAACTTGAAAATTAGCAAACTTTTTAAATCCAGCTGTGTGATTTAAAGTGCCAACTATATCTTTCCATTCATCAAATTGAACTCTTGATTTAACAGAATACGAAAATGCATGATAGTAGTCATTATCATGAACACGTTGAATTTCATCATTTAAGAATCCAGTTCTTCTTTGCCAACCATTTTCAAATATACAAAAATGATCTAAATTATATTTTGATTGATATTTTATTTTTTCTTTTATAACTCCTTTTGCACCAGTAGGAGGTGTATATGTATTTGCACCAATTCTTTCTCCTCTAAATTTTGTTTGCTCAATTATTTGTCCGACTTCAAATTCTCTATTACTTTCAATTGTAAGGTATTTACTTGAATTATTCCATCCAGAAACTGCACCCTTAACAACAGTTCCAGAACTATCGATCATTTGAATATCGTCACCAATTCTAAAATCAGTTGGCTGTAATTTAATATTAAATTGAGGAAAATATCTTTCAGGAACTAATGTAGCATCTGATTTTACTGCATTAAATATTCCGGGAAACTCAACATTTTTTTGTAAAAATTCTGCCATACTGTAAGTCACAATTCCAACACCACCATAGTTTGGATGAACTTTAGTCAAAGTAAATAATGCATAGTCATAATCTGAGGAGTTATAACCAGAGGCTGTCGATCCCACTCCGACACTTACATTTTCAACAAGAACTTTGTCGCCAACACTAAATGGGAATGGATCAATATATTCACCAATTGCATTTAAAGTGCCACTAAAAGAATTTTTCATAGTGACAGTTACTTCCTGAGTGGAGTTGTCATATGTAATATTTTTTGCTCTGATACCATTAGGGTTTCCTATTGGTATTATGGTAGGAGTTGAATCATTTAAAGATTCTGTATTTTCTAAAATTTCTACAATTTCTTCTTCAGGATTATATCTAAGATCAATATCAGTAACAGGTTTTTTTGTGACACCATCTAATACAACTAGACTTGGATTTTGATTGTAACCTTTTCCGAAAGATGAGATACCAATTGATTTAAATCCACTTAACGGTGTTATTCTTAACACTTGTGGATATAAGGCCTCAGGTCTTAAAGTTTTATCACTAGGATAATCAAATCCAATATTTTCTATGCTAATTTTAGTTGGTTTACCGATCGTCGATGAGAAAGACTCAATAACAGCTCCACTTCCAATATCAGATGTGATAGTTGTAATTCCCGGCACAACTTCATAACCACCACCGGGTTCGGTGATTGTTATTTGATCAATTGATCCATAAGCACTTGTTGATATTGTAGAGTATCTAAGAGTTGCTGTTGATGATGAATATGTATCGAACTCAGGTTCGACAGGCAAGTCATATTGAAATGTTGTTGATCCAGTAGAGATTATATTAAATTCACCACTGTAACCACTTTCTTTTACAATTATATTGTTATAGTTGATTACTTCCTTATCATCCACTATCTCTTTATTTTCAGTTAAATTATCAGAAACATTAACAGGTGATAATTTATAGTAAAGATTTTTTGGAGTGTTTTCATTTATTTTTAACGTAACTTTGGCATCACCTGTTACACCTATTGTACCAGTTCTTGAAACATCAAATGTTACATCTGCACCACTTGTCTCATACCTTACATTATAATTACTATCTTTGAATAAATCAAAATAAAATGCTGGATATGATGTGGCACTTATAGTATATGATAATGATGAGTCACTCAAATCAAACACTACATTTGAGTTTTTAACAAATTCAAATGAAGGATTGATAGGTGATATTGTACCATCTCCTGTTGATGTAATCCCTACAAATTCGGGAAAATCTTTTATGATTTGATAATTTGTTTCAGCAAATTTCAGTGTATTTTCATCAACAACGAATACAAAATATTCTCTATTATTCTCTAAACCTAATGGACTATCTGATGTGTGAATTATTTTATCACCTGTTTTTAATTTGTGATCATTTATTGTAATAGAATTTCTTATACCACCATCAGATACATTTGTTGTAATTCCTGAAGCTACATAATCTAAAGGATTAAACACGGCCTTACGACGAACTTTGTTGTATTTTACAGTGATGGTTGTTGTAATTCCGGGATTAACATTCATATACACAACATCATTATTTGTTAAGCCATGAGTGCCTGTTCCAACCACGTTTACAACATTTCTTGTTATATTTCCTGAGATGATATCACGATTTTTTAATCTTAAACTATGAATTGATCCTATACCTACGTCTAAAAATTGTATCTCTTCAAAAACAGGTTGAGTGCCAGTTAATCCTAAACCAAACCTTACACCTGTAGATCCCAATCCAACCCTTACAGTTGATAATCCAATTAAATCATCCGTTTTTCTAATAACAAATAAAGATGTTCCAATACCCACAGTTGTATCAACAGTTGGAGTTGCACTAAAGAATTTTACTTTAGGAGCAGACTCTGAACCATTGACTCCGTTTAATTCATAATTTACAATATCACCAGTTTGTAAGGTATGATTTGGTAAAAATATCGATCCTCTAGGAACTATTCTTGTTGTATCACCTGCTCCGGGATTGTTTATTGTAATAGTATTTCCTATTCCAGTTTCATTTGCTGGATTAGCATGAGATGTTCCAATTGCATCGTGAGGATTGAAATATATCTCTATGTCCTCTCTTGATGGAAACTCAAAATTTTCTTTATTATTAGGACTCCTTGCAAGAATACTTTCAAAAGTAAATACCCTTGGAATTTCCTCCAAGATGGTTGATTGCGTATGCGATACTCCCACAGCCTCAACAGGTCTTAAAACTCTGAGTCTGTTTGATATGGGATCAACATCTAATACTTTTACTATCTCTGTTGATAATCCAACTTTAAATCTATCATTTGTTCGTATTTGACTTATATTACCACTTATTGGAAAGAAAGTGACGATACCAGTTGCACCTGCAGTGCCAATACCCTGAGTTAGAATAAGTCTTGTTGATGATACTCCTATTTGATAAGCATCAGCTAAATCTTGCACACTTGATGATAAACCACTGACATTTACAGTCACTGCATTTTGTAAATTTATAGATGTTGATGCAATACCTACAAAATTATCTCCAAATCCCTTAAAAAACTTAACTCCTGATACAGACTCTTTTGATACACTAACATTAGATACTGATCCTGATAATCTTGCAACTTTAGCTCTTGCTTTGAAGAAATTACCTACATTTGGATCAAAAACTACTTTGTCATTTACTTTGTAGTTGATACCTCCAGAGGTTATACCAACAGAATTTACTCCACCTTTTGTAACAAAATCAATATTAGAATCTTGATCTACAAATTTGTAAGATTCTGTAAAATAATCATATCCACTAAAATCTTTATTAACTGCTATTGGATAAGTATTTCTAATCGCATTTGATTCGTTAATATCAAAATTTTCTTGATTTGAAACTCTACTAAAATTAAATTTATTTGGTTTAGAATTGTATTTGTTTCCGATTAAATATGGAAACTTGGGTTTTTTGAAATTTTTAAAAATACCATCTGATGCAGGAGTAGAGTCAAAAGTGGCAAAATATGCATATGTTCCTTTTGGATATTCTGGAGTTACACAAAATCTACCATTATTCTCATCAAGAACTGAATCATCATTTGATACTTTGTAAGTAAAATCCTCTACAAAAAATTCAGCTGGAAAAGAGCTAAAAGGAGGTCGATTGTCTTTTTTACTACTCTCATCAATATATCCAGATTTCATCTGAACCACATCACCACCATCTCTTCTTGAGTATCCGTATGGGCCATAAATCGGATTACCATCATATGCCCATCCTAAAATTGGTGAATGTTGATCACTATTACTCTCAATTCCGTTTACTATAGTTAAATCTTTTTTACCAAACAAAACATTTCCATCAGCATCAGAGGCATAGGATATTCTTCTTAAATTTCTTGGTGCATAAGTATATGAGCATTGAAGTCCAAATAAACGATTTGTGGGTTCACTTATGAATACATCATCATCATTTAAATTTGTTAAATTTTTTCTAAAATTATTAATTCTCCATTTTTGTATTGAAGGTTCAAAAGATGCATTTTTTCCTGATGAGTCAACTCTTACTGTGGTGGTTGTGACACCATATCCTATCCCACTACTTTCAATATTAACGGATGTAATATTTCCATTTGAATTTAAAACTGGAGTTAATTTTGCATCTGAACCAATTCCTAATACCACCAAATCTGGTGGTGAATTATAATCAGTTCCACCATAACTAACACTTACATCAACAATTCTTCCGTTTGCAACAACTGGTGTAATGACTGCATCTCTACCAGTATTAAGATTAATTTCAGGAACCCTATTAAAATTAATTATTTCAGAAGCACCATATCCAACACCTGTATTTGTCAATTGTAAGGACGTTATTTGCCCTCTAAAAATTGGTTGTAGAGAGGCTTCAAAAGTATTTCCAGATATTGAAGATATGCCAACTCTTCCTATAACTTCAACTGATATTGGAGGATAGTTAAATGTATGAGTTCCTACTCCAACATTTCTTAATTCATTAAACTGCCCAGTATTAATATAGAAAGAACTTACAGTCGTTCCAACACCAACAGCTGCCAATTTAAATTGATCTTTATTTACAACTGAAACATAGTATTGTTTATCAGTTGATAAACCATCAATCGAAGTACCGTCAACTGAATAATTTACAATCTCACCAGTTTTATAATCGTGATCTGGTATGTTGATAATATCCAAAGCAGTGCTTATTCCAGTTGACTCACAAGATCTTTGTTTATTTTCATAACCAGATCCATTATCCAAAATAACTACAGAACTTAAAACTGATTTACCATTTAATGATTTAAATGATTGAACTCCACTACCAAAAGATGTGAATGATATTGTGTTAACACCAGCGATCGCTTCTTCATAACTCTTGTGCAACTGCACAGTATACTCTGATACAGAAGACACATAATAAGTTGCTTGTGTTGTTAACCCTACAATTGGAATGCTCCCCAGAGGGTCATATACGACTCTCTCACCCTGTCTAAATCTGTGATAGGTAGTAAATCCTATAGAAGATGTATTAATACCTGCAGCATCTAATTTTATAGTTCCAAGACCTACACCATCTCCGTTTATTAGTAATTCATGTTGAATTCTATTTAACTTTGCGACTGCTTTTGCTCCCTTCCCATTACCTCCAGTTATTTTTATTAAAGGTTCATCTACGTAATCAAAACCAGAATCAATAATTTTTATTTCCTTCAACGAACCAATAACAGCAGCGACAGCTGTTGCTCCACTTCCTACAGAATCGTTTATCTCAATAATTGGTGGATTGATGATATCATAATCTTCACCACCCTTCACTACGTTTATATTTTCTAATATACCGTGATATATAAAATCTTTTGATTTGTAATTTAATACTTCAACTCCATCAACTAATATTCCTGTATATCCGGGATTTGTAATTTCTTTTTGTGAAACGTTTACTGGTAATGAAACTTCTCTAATTAATTTTTGAGGCTCAATGGTTTTTGAATTAAATTCATATTTTTCGATATCGTTCGATGCGATAGTTACATTATCAACACCTCCATCAGGATTCACCTTCGTAAATATACCACTGTAGATATCTGATTGACTTTTTGCTAATTTAACTTTATTTGCATCAACTCTCTTAACATAATAAAGACCCTCTGCAAATAATCTGCTTATGATATACTCTTGAGTAATAACTTTACCCTCAGAATCAACAGTGTTAACTAAACCTTTTTGAGGAGTGTAGTAAACAGCGTCTCCTGTAAAATAATTGTGATCAACTTGATCAGATATTTTTATTTCCTCATCATTTCTATTATATGTCCCACCAAAAGTAAATTTTTGAGTTTTTGGATTTAATTTAGTAACACCGGTAAAAGGAAGTGATGAAGATGCAACATAAACTTTATTTTGTCCCTCTATCGGAGTAATAGTTTCATGAAAACCTGAAATATGTTTTTCTCCCACCATTTGAGTTCCTTTCGTGGGATGCTCATGTGATGGGCCATAATATGGTTCTCCATTTACTAATCCACCGTCTGGTTTAATATAAATGTTTTGAATATTTGCTGTAAATTTATTTAAATTTGCATGAATATCAGAATCTACTTTTGAAATCCTTCTACTCACTTTTGTGATTTTTGTGGGATCATTTATGCCACTTCCTTTTATCAAACAAGTGTTATTATCAAAAACATCGGTAACAACATATATTTTATTTGATGCAGGTTCAAATAATGAAGTAAATTTTTCACCCCACTGGATGCCTTCAGCTAAATTTTCATGAGTTGTAACTTTATCACCAATTCTAAGAACGTTTGTGTCTTGAGTTACTAATTTATATGTATTGTTCGCACTATCAATTATTTCAAGTGATTTTACGACGTAACTTTGAGATGTGTTAAATAACCAATTATTTTCTTTTACATTTTGTCCGATCTGCCCTAAGTTTTTTATTTTTATCTTTGATCCAATTTTTTGATTATCAACATTAGGAGGAATAATCAAATTATTTAAAACACCACGAATTTTTACTTGTATACCTTGATTATCTTCGCCATCAAAGGCATAAGCAAAAGTGTTTTGATCAATCGATGTGTTATCAGATATGGATGTTGTTATTCCAGTTGTGTTAATTCCTAAAAATTGATTTATAGTCTTATCAGAATATGTGCATACACCTGTTGTTCCATTTTCATATGAAAATGTTAAAGTTCCAGAGTTTGGAAATCCTAAAGTAGAATCTACGTCAATATAAGTTTGAGCAACTCCAACTTGACCAATAATTTTTGTTTTTGGATGGATTGAAAAATCACCATAAATTAAATTTGTTGATCCACCAGTGGCTCGCGATTCATCAAGACTTACCTTATAAAATGAATTTGTGTTAATTCCAACAGATATTTTTTCGACTGCTCCAACTGCTGCATAAGCTTTTGATATATTTTCAAACTCATTTTGATATAAAGTGCGGTTTATAAGATTTTCTGGATCACCTACATATGGTTCAACTATGAAATCTTTAGTTTTTTGATATATTGCATTAGAGGGTGATATAACATCATCAATTGGTCTAATAATATCGACTTTTTCTGCATATAGAGCTCCAAATAATATATTAAACGATTCATCTGTCCCTCTTGTTGAATAAAAATCTTTTGATTGACGAATAAATTGTGGTTTATTGATTTTTTCGTTTAAATCTTTTTGAAAACCGTGTAAAAATTGATTTTTTGTCTTTTTAAGAAATTCATCAAGAAATAAAACACTTAAATTTTCAACTCTCGTGTTATTTTCATGATTTTGAGCTGTTGAAGTTGAAAAAATAAGATCTTCCGGATCATTTGGATTACGAAATGATGTTATTCCACTAAAACCTCTTTTACAGTTAATAAAACTTATATCTGTCTTACTTTCATATGTGATTATCTCATCATTTATCTTTATGAGTCCATAATTATCTGGAAATCCTGTTGTGTTTGATACAAAAATAGTGGAAGTTGTTATTCCAGCAGCTGAAGTGGTATTTGTTTCTTTTACTAAATTACCACACTCACTTAATTTAACGTATGAGTCAATATTTTGAATTAAATCAACTGGCCCTCCCTTATATTCCTGGCCCTGATAATATTGTGACAGAAATTCTCCAACCAAAGGAAAATCCTCTTGTACATAAGAGGGTAATTGGTTTTTGACTATCTGATTTAACTGGACTCTTTTTTCGGACATCTTTTATCTGATGATGCTGCCATTTTTGTAACTTGTTGTTACAGTATATGTTGATCCTGATGGGTCAGCACCTGAGCTGATTTCATCCACAACCATATCAACAAAACTACTATCTAATTGCAAATAAAGATCTTGCAATCCAATGATATCATTTGATTCAGGTGTGGCTGATATCTCCATAATTTGAACGTTGTCTTTTGTTTTACCTGATACTATATTTATGGGGTCTAAAGTAATACGTCCTGTCTTATAATTAATTGTTCCAATGTTTCTTCTTTGTATGACAGGAGTAGATGATCCCTCATTCAAGGAGAACAATGATATCTGACCCTTCTCTGCTGTTGATTCGGGAACATCATACAAATAAACATCTGTATTAATGTTTGAAACACGAAAAGCACTTGTGCGGATGTTAAATCCATTCATCGACCTTACATGAATCTCATTTCCAAAGTCAATTGCATACTCTGCAACTTCAGATGTAGCTAATCTCAAATCTCTTCTCATTTCAACAGTGGTAATATTGGATGTAACCGACTCATGACTTGAATCAATCACTTTTAAAAAGCGACTGTACTTAAATCTTGCCCCATATTTGTTTAATTCTGATGATTCTGCATATGATGTCAAGTCTCTCTGCACTTTTGTTGATACAAATGATGCACTTGGTGCTAAATTTGTGTTATAGTACACTTTACTATTGGTTTCAATAAACAAATACTTCAAATCAAGTATTTCTGGTACAATTCCAGCTACAGAATATCTTCTTAGATCTCTTTTAATATTTTCTTTGATTAAATTTGGCACAAAATCACCATTTCGTGGTTTTATGCTTATAAAAACTTTTCCATATTGTGGAGGGACAAGTTCTTCTCCCCCAAATACAGAGATTGATTCAGTTTCTGGATAAATTTTATTCGGAATAAGTATTTCAAAATCATTTGCACTCAAAGCTCTGTTTTGTGTCGTGTAAACTTGTGGTGCAAACTTACGAATTGAGTCGATACTCTCGATGGATTCACCACCACTTGAAGGTAATGTAGATGTAATTAACGAAATACCATTTGTAACAAAAATTTCAACAGAATTTCTTACATAAGACACACTTCCGGAGAATGTAAAACTGTTAACACCATTTCCATCTGAACCATTTGTTACAATATAAGTCATCTCAACAATATTTCCATCTTGAAGTTCTTTTCCAAAGACTCCATCACCAAAAATTACTTCATATTGTTCTCCTTCAACCTCTTGAATAAAATAAATGTTTGAATTACCAGTAATTGTTGATTTTGTAACGGTGTCAAATAATTCATCTTGTCTTGTGTACTTTGTTGTGACTGAAGAATCAACTGAAGGACGCACTGAGACAACTAAACTATCCAAATCTATGCCAACATTCGGCAAAATAAACTTTTGAAACGGATTTCGAGTTGAATAAACATATGTTTGACTTAAATATGACCCCTCATAAACTTCAATATCATCAAAATTTGCCACACCATCAATTACAGACACTGTTTTATCTTCGGGAATGCCAAAAACAAAAGATTGATTGTTAAAAGTTCCTCCAGTTGTCGCAACAGGCCCCGCTTTGAGTGTTAAATTTGCCGGAGTTGGTGAAACTGATGAAATATCAACAAAAAAACTGATATTTGTTCTTGAAGATTTCTTTGATCGAGGCACATATCCAATATTTCTTGCTAATGCAACTACATTTTCTCGCAAAGTCGCCGAATCGATGAATACTTCATTCGATATCATGTTTGCATTATAAGAAGTGATGTAAGTATTGTAGGCTAATACATCTAATATTGTAGATAAGTTAGATCCTTCAAAATCATAGTCAGTAAAGTCTGAACTACTTTGAATGTAATCTTTTAAAGTTGATTTGATCTGGTCAAAATCCAGATTTGTAAAATTTATAAGTGACATTTATCGAGTTGGCAATAACACAAATTCTAATTGTTGTGGTGGAATATCAATTCCGGTGATCTCGTATTCTATTGTCACATTCATTTCATTATCATCAGGGTTAGGAACTACTTTTGTGTTTAATAAATTAACCCTTGGTTCAAAATTTATAATTGAGCTCTTAATTTCATCCTCAATCGCAAGTGCAGAAACTTCATCTACGTTCTCGAATAGTGATTCTGAGATTCTTGATCCAAAATCTGGATTAAAAAACTTCTCACCGGGTGATGTGAACACGATATTTCGTATTGAACGAGCAATCGCACTGGTATCAGACAAAGAAATAAGGTCATCATTGAGAGGATTACTCTCAAATGACATGCTTATGTCTTTAAATTTACGTTTTACCCGCTGTTGAGGCATTTAAGTATAGTTGATCTAACTTATTTATACCT